TAATACCCTAATGGATTGTTTATTGAAAAAACACCTGGGTAAGTATTTGTTTTGTTTACTGGTATAGTATTGTTAAACAATATATTTAAATTATTACCTGGCCAGTTTAAAGTACCGTTAGTTAAATTTTCATATGGAGCATATATAGAAGATGATTCGCCACCAGCAGCTACAGAAGAATTAGGCTTTCTTAATATAACATTAGAAGACCTACCGTATCTATCAACCAATACTACACCAACTTTGTAAGATCTATTTTGCTTTAAAGTATGGTTAGGATATTCTTTTTGATCAAACACAGTAGCTGTACTACTAGGTTTATCTGTCACGCTTATATCAAACTGTAAAAAATCAGGTGACTCATTTTTTTCTATAAAATTACCATATATAACTCTATTACCGCTAACAGCTTGAGCTAAAGCTCTTATAGGAACCTTATCATGCACTCTAGTAGAGTCTGCATCTGGTAACACTTTAAATGGTTTTTCAGATTTATAATCATACTCATAAAACTTGTCAGTTGCAGTAGAACCAAAGCCATTAACGTCGTTTATATCTATTTCGTCTACTACTTTAATAGCTAAACCATCAGACTCTTTTAATAATATCTGTATAGTTTTTACTTTAAAAAACTTTTTAAAAACCGACTTTTGAACCTGAACTCCACTTACTGAGCTAGGCATTGGCAACCTTAATTTTATAGATGTAACTTGGTTTTCCATTAATTTATTTACGCCGCTTTCAGCAGTGTCTTTTTCATCTCTTTTCAACTCACCATCACCTGCCGCACTATCTAAGAAATAGCCATATTGCTTAGGCACAAAAGCATGTTGAGTAAAAGGAGCCATTAAAGAATATTCACCATCATCATACTTAAACCTATAGCTAAATCTTATAAATTTATTTCTTAAATATTCTTTATCACCTGAATAAGTAGCGTCATATAGAGGGTTTTTTCTTTCAAACTGAAGCACGTCATTAGACAAAAATGGGGCTCTAGTAGGAGAAGCATTTGTTCCACCTTTAAAAGTCGCTGCTGCTTCATTAGCTGCTGCAGCTGATTGAGCAGGGGTATTTGTTGAATCTACAGGATATTGGAAAGTTATATCAGTAGAAGAGTCTAAACTTACCATTGTAAAATAACCTAACTCTGGAAAGTTTATATTTTTAAATCTAACTTCACCATTTAAACTTGTAGATAATTGAGGATTACTAGCTGTAAATCTTAGTTGACCAGCTGTTGGAGCCGTGCCGCTAAATATACTCGTAGAGTTAGCAGGTAAATATTCACTTGTTTCATCTATTAAACCTGAAACCCAAGCTCCACCTACTTTATGAATGAAATTTATAGGCTCTACAGGAGCAAATTTAGATACTGATATGTCATCTTCAGTTGTATAATAAGGTTCAGGGCTAGTAGCAGAGGCGCCTATCGCTGTTTGCACATTTATTTTTCTAGGCTGGTTTCTGTTATCAGTAAAAAATAATAAGTCTTCTATCATGTCTATGCCAAGCATAGGATGTGTCTTAGAAAAATTTAAAAATGCTCCCTCAACTAATTTATCAAATTTTGGTACATTACCATTAGAAGCTGTAGGTCCTTCTATATAAGCAATAATACATTTAGCACCTTGTATTTGTCTACCTGATCCACTAGCAACATTGCTTACTGCTCTAGCATCTAATTGAGTTGGTGAGCCATCAGAGTGGTTAGTAGCAAATACAAATATTCTATCTCTATCAGTATCTACATACGTGCCTATTATCTCTACACCTGCGCCAAAGTTGAAGTTAGAATATAAATTATTACCTATAATATTCTCAACAACACCTTCGTCAGGACCTTCACTTTTATTAACAGATATATTTCTTCCATCTCTGTATTCACCAGGAGGTAAAAGTCTTTCATCTAAGTCTTTGTTCATTTTAGACTTGACAAATACATTTCTTACTTCTGCCATCTTAATGCTTTATCCATTTTGATTTGCCTCTCATGTTTTGTATCATTTCACCTAGCTTCATATTGCTTAAACGTATTTTAGCATTTCTAAGTTGAGCTGATCTATCTCTTTTAAATCTTTGAACTATATATTCTGGTATACCTGCTCTGCCAGCTAATATAGAATAAGCTATGTGCATATACATAGCTTCTTCAGCCATTTTAGGTAATTTTGTATCAAGATCCGAAGATAAACCATCTGATATATATTCTAATATTATAAGTCTATCTTTTAAATCACTTGAAAAAGATATTATATTTTTTCTTTTATCTATGTTAAACCAACCGTTGCTTTGAGAAGTTACTGGATCTAGACCGTATCTTCTTCCATAAGCTTCTTTTCTCCAACTCCAGTTATAAATATTAGCATTGTAATAATACTCTTGATAAGCGCCATTTATCAACTTGTCATTAGCATCTTTCCATCTAGTTCTAGTTATAGATTGATCAGCTTCAGTATTTGATCCATCTCCATCTTGAATAAACGCACCATCGCCATTTTGTAAAGGTACAGATGTTGGGTCAGTAGTTAAGTTGTTAGCTGGATATATAGGATGTAATACTCCTAATTCATCTACAAACGACATTCTAACATAATTAACATAGTCTTGAGGTATTATTATAGACATACTTGGAGGTAAGTCTAGCTCCATAGCTTTTATGCTATTTAAAGTATCATAACTAAATTCTTGTAAACCTCTTTTTGCGTGGAATATAACGTCAGTTCTTTTAACAAGCGGTATTAATTTACCAACACCAGTATAAGCTATTAAAAAATTATTTACTATATCATTAAGTTTTACATACTCATAACTTCCATAATTGTTCCAAAGAGCTGTAGCTTTTAAGCCTATTCTAACTAATGTATTAGCAGTCGCTGGAACAGCTGGATTAACAGTTATAGTTTGAGTATTATAAGGTGGTGTAGTTTTATTGTTGTTTACAACAGAAACTATAGTACCAGTATAGTTGCTAAATGTATTACCACCATCTGTGCTTACTTGTAAGTCAAAATTAGCTGGCGCTGTAGAAGACGATGTCTCTAGCTTAACTTCAAATGTAGAAGTAAATATAGTTTGAGGAGTAGTTGTTACAGCTACTACTTTTTCACCAGCGTAATACTCTTCGTTAGTTTGATTAATTAAACTCATTTATTATTGTTTTTGATTTACTCTATCAGCTTGTAATTGTCCTGCAGCAGCTTGCACTATCTGAGGATCTCTTATAACTATACCAGCATATAGTAATATAGATAATACTACTTCTGTAAATTCAGAGTTGTGTAATTCAAAATTAACAGTTGGTGGAGTGCTTGAGTTATATATAAACTGACCTAAGTTACCTACTGTGTAAGCCCAGTTAACATCTTCTGGAACTTTAATATGTTGAACAGCTACATTTGCAGTACCTGCATTTGCTTTTGTATTTATAATATCTGGATATACTTTTAGTTTGTTTTCTTCTAATAAGTATATTGGAAATTGTTCGCTTGGAGTTACTAATGGAGATAATCTTAAATTATAAAACTCTCCTCTATCTACTCTTTGCATTTCAACTGGCAACCTGTTATTTTCTTCATACGTAACAGATCCTATTATGTGAGTACCAGTTGGCAGTGTAAAGTTATTGTCACCAGACACATAAGCCGCATTACCATCACGTTTAAATATATTCATTTTTTCGTTTAGGTTCATTAGCCTATTACCATAGTCTATGTCACTTTGTGGCGATCTAGCGTATTGATTTAAGTCTTCAAAATATTTTTCAAATATTTCTCTTTGCACTTGAGTACCTATTTTATTAAACTCTTCAGGTGTCATATAACCTCTTTGTTCTTTATTTAAAATAAGTAATACAGTTTGATATACTTTATTTACGCTTATTGCCATTTTAATATTTTTAAAAAAAAGGGTGGCGTTAACCACCCTAAATTATAATCACTTGTTATTTAAGTTTTTTCTCTATTGATCTATAAACTTCCATACCTTCGTCTGTTTTAAACCAAGCAGCCATAGCTGAATATGGGTTTTCATCAAAAGGTACTGTCATTAATTTCCTTTGGTTACTACCCCACAAGAAAGTTCTTTGATCTTGTGATAAAGTTAATAAACCTACTTCAGTAGCGTTTATTGCAAAGTTTCTTAATACAACATTTTCATCATTAGCTAAATCTAAGAACAAACCTGGATTTTTCTTAGCGAACATTAAACCATCTCTTTTTAATTCTTTTGAGCTAAGATCATTTACTGATGATCCTTGTTCTACTCTTAATATAGCTTCTAAATGATCTATGTCCATGCTCATAGCAGTTGTCATTGCTTCTAATTCTATTTCTAAGTTTTCATATTCATCTTCAGCTTGTACAACTGGATCAAACTCTTTAAATAGTATATTGTTATGAGGATGTTTACTTAAGAACTCTTGTAAGTTTCTTTTTTCTTTAGGAACATGTAAATGGCCTTTATCAAATACAACATGTTTTAATGTTGACTCTCCTTTTTGTTCATCTACAAAAATAGATTTTTGATTTGTAGCATACCTTAATTCTCTTTCGTAACCTTTTTCTGCGTCAAACCAAACTAAAGGATAACGACTAGAATGTCTACTAGGTATAGTGTGAGTTAAAGGCGTTTTACTTCCTATTAGATAGTAATTTCTATCTTTATATTCCCAGGTATCAACTGGCTTTTTTTCTACAGGCACAGTTTTTTTAACTGGAGCCTTTTTTGATTTTGTTTCTTCCATAATATAATATAATATAATAATTAATAAAGACCCCGCCGAAGCGGGATCTTTTATTTTAAACAGCTATTAAGCTCCTTTGAATAATACAAAGTTGTTAGCAGCTTGAGTCACTAAGCATCTTTCAGATAAGAAGTTAACTCTCATTGTATCTAAATCAGAAGTATAAGCACCTCCAACAGATCCAGTGATCCAAGTTTTGTATCTTCTATCTTCTGTTTCAGAAGCTCTATATCTTACGTGTAAGAAAGGACGTCTAATGTTAACACCTAACATTTGATCGTATACTGTAGTAGTTCCAGCTGGTACCATTACACCATCAATCTCGTTAGATAATCCTCTAGTTGAAGCATCATTTAGATATTTCCAGTCAGTTTTGTAGAAGTCATAAGAACCTCTTCTAAATCCTGAAAAACCAAAGTTTAATGCCATATCTTCTTCATTGTCAAATAGACCGTAAGAAGCACCTTGAGCATATCCACCGTTAACAGCAGCAATCATGTCATCAAAGTCAAGAGCAGTAGATCTTGATAAAAATAACATATTCTCTTCAATAGCACCTTGCTTGTCTAATTGCTGTAGTATAGCGTCAAAATCAGCTAAAGCACCTGATCCACCACCTGTAGCAGTTGAAAATCCAGAGTATATATTACCTCTAGCTTCTATAGCAGCAAATAGACCTTCAGATCCTTTGATTGCTTGTGAACTTCCAGGAGTAAACTGAGCAGCGCCAGTTGGAAAGTTAGCAGCGTTAGCGTTTTTCTCAGACTCAACCATACTCATTTCTAAGTAATCATCAAATCTTAGTCTTGTTTCAGACTCAGCTTTTAAATACCACATGTATCCTGAAGTACCTTCTTCTGTAGCTACTTCTATCCAACCTATTTGAGCAGCGTCAGATCCAGCTATTTCAAAATTATCTTTTAAAATAATTGGGCTGTTATCATAAGTTGTAGGTACAGGAGTAAGAGCTTGCTTCATTCCATCACTTCCTTTTGGAAATTCAGAACCATATACAAACAAGTTACAAGCTTCTGATCCTAATAATCCTGCAGCTAAAGCAGAACCTTCGTAAGCATGACACTCTAAAGTATAACCATCAGTAGTAGAGTTAGCAGTGTTGCTAAGTACTAAAGCTTTTAAAGTTACTAAACCAGTAGCGTTATCAGCAATTAAAAGTGTATTACCAACTCTAATACCAGACGTAGCTGGATTACCAGTACTAGTAATAACAACTCTAAACTTAGGAAAAGTACCTACTTGTGATACAGTTACTTTATCATAAGCAATATGTAATCTATTTTGTTCAGTCCAAATTACTTGGTCTGATGTCATTGGCATTTCAGCGCCAACCATTCTCAAGAAACCACCTAAAGTTCGGTTTCCGTATCTTTCCACCTCTTGCTCATAAAGCTCAGGCAGGTATTGTTGTGTCCAAGTCGAAAAACTAGAGTCATGAAAATCAATATAATTATCTTGAACTACTTGCTTTTTCGGCATTGGCTTAAGTGAAGCGGGGAAAGCCCCTCCAGATAAACTCATTTTATTTTTATTTATTTATTTTTATTTTTCGTTGTATTTTTAACTTAGAACTATCAACGCCAGATACAGCTTTTACTTTAAATCCTCCAAGCATTATATCTCTTCCAGCAGGTGTCTGTGAAGTTAAATTAATGTTTTTGGATTTTGCATTTATATCCCTAACAGCATCGGCCTTTCCTTGCTCGTAGAAATGATTAGCAATAGTATCAGCATTTTCTGCCGCATAAATAGCTTTATGATAACCAACATGATCTTTTACACTTCCATCTTCGTTTAAGAACTTCTTAACAAAATGAGAGAGGTTCGATTGGCTTTTAGCAACTTCTTGAGGATTAGCAACGCCGTATCTAAAACGTTTTTCTCCAACATTAAATTCAAAACCTTTGAAATCATTAGAGAACATTTTATTAGTTCTTTGCTGAAACTCTTGATGTTGTTTATTAGCTATGTCTTGCTCTTTGTTATATCTATTGAAAAAGTCCATTGCTTTCTGTTGCTCTTGAGTTACGCCGGGTCTCAACTTGATTTCGTCGTAGTATTTACTCTTTGTTTGCTCCAGAAAATTACGAGCTTTAGCAATTTCTTCTTTATAAGCGAGTTTCTTTTTCTTTATGCCTCGCTCATCATCCACATCTTCATCCCAAGAAAAGTTATCTTCTAATATAAAATCAACTTCTTCTCTGTCTAAATGTGGTTTAGTTTGTTTATAATATTCTCTTAGTAAAACGTCTTCATTTACATTAGAATAATCTGCATTAAGTCTAACGTAGTCCTCTACTGTTCCACCTGTTTCTTCCATAAAAGAAACTAGTTTTTCGATGTTTTCAGGTAATGGCTTACCTGTTACTTTCTCATCTCTTACTGCTTCTTTAAGTTCTTGTGTTACTTCTTTAGTCTCTTCTTTTACTTCTTCTTCAGTTATTTCAGATATAGGAATTACTACTTCTTGTTTAACTTCTTCGGTAGGCTTTTCTTCTTCGTGTGTTTCTCCCACTTCTTGCAATCCCACGACTTGTTCTTCCTTCTTCTCATCAGACTGTAACACAACTTTCGTTGTTTCTGGCTCTTGAACGGCATCTTCTTCTTTTTTAGTTAAGTCTAGTTTTACTACTTCAGGCGTTTTTTCACCTATTTTTCTAGGTCTACCTGGTTTCTTTTTTACTTTTAAACCTTCCTTTTTTTCGTCTACAGGTAGGTCTACTTTATCTTTTTTTGACATAATATAATATAATAGTTAATAAAAATTATTGTGGAGCAAATTGCTCTAATCCAAATCCGCCAAGGTTGTCATTACCCGCTGATTCAAAGTTCTTTGGTAATAAATCATTTTTCTTTTGATCTATCATTTGGCTTTGCTGAGTACCTATAATTTTAGCTCTTTTATCTTTACGATCTTCAATAAAAGTTTCTTTTTGTCTTTCAGCTTCACCTTTAGCTTGAGTTAACTGTATATTAAAATCAAATTCAATTTGCATTAATTGTCTTTTAATTTCAGCTTCTCTTTCCATACGTTGTATTTCAAACTGAGATTTACCTTGCTCAATTTGTAAAGTAGTTTGTGCTAATGCTTCTTGTTTTTGCACTTCTGCCATAGCAGTTCTTTCTGCTGTTTCTGCTTGAGCTTGGCCTTGAGCAGCTATATTAGCTTGTTGTGCTTCTTGATCTTGTTGTTGTTTTTGTTTTCTTCTTTGCTTTAGTAATTGATTAGCAAGTTTTAAATTGTTAACTTGCCTAATATCAATAGCGTCTTCTAAAAATATTTGACCACTCTGTAAAGCTACTTGAATATTTTGCTCTAGTTGAGCTTTTTCTTCTTCATCGGGCACTAACTCTAAAAATACTCCAAAATCATAGAGATGTAAGCTAAATATATCCTCAAGTGTTCCCACGTTGTAAGCACTAATGCTAGATCTTAAAGCTTCTCTAGTTAGATCAAACTCTAGACAATCAGCTACTCTTAATGCTATATTTTCACATGTTCTTAAAGTTAAGAACAAACTAGCTTGTACTATATGTCTTGTAGCGGTGTTAGAATTAGCTATGGCTAATTTTTGCAAACCTACTAATGAGTCACTAGATGGAGTACTTCCATCTCTAGCTTCATTAAGCCCGGTCACATCTCTAATCATTTTTAAATAATACTCATAAGTCTGTATAAGACCTTGAATTTTACCCATACCATTTGAAGTAGAAAGCTCTTGTATTGGAACTTTACCTGGATTAGCACCTCCGTCTTGAGTCATAGATCTACCTATAATACTACCAGTTTGGAAGTACATATTTAAGGCTTCTTGAGGATTATAGTTAGTTCCATTTCCAAGATCTACTTCTGCTAAACCATCTGCATCTAAGAAAACACCATCAGGTACTATTCTAGACATTACCTGCTGTAACTTTAAATGCGTAAGCTGTATCATATCAGCAAATCCAGTTACTCTACTTACTAAACTTTCAATACGACCTTTGTACATGCGTGGTGCGCATATATTATAGTTCATATTTACTTTAACTAAATTAGATGTTGGCCTTGTCATATTTTCAGCCACTTTCCACTCTAGTAAAGTTTCATGTCCTAATATTTTAGCTCCTGAGTATAATACTTCTATAGCTCTTGATACTCTATCAAACTTATCATTAGCTGGAGGATTAAACGTGTCTGGCTTTTCTAAAGCTTTTTCAAGTCCTGTAGCTGTTTGTTTTATTTTGAAAACTTGATCACTATAAGTTTTATATTCAAAGTAAAGAACATAAACGCTGTTATTATCATCTCTACCTTGCCAATCAAACATGTAGTTGCTATTTCCTGGGTACTTTTGAATACGCTCTAGCTCTTCTGGTGTTAAGTTTGGAAATTGTCTTTTTAAGTCTGCTAAGCTAATTCTTTTTACTTCACCTACGTACCATATATCTTCAAAGTTAGGATCCTCGGTATAAGAATATACTAATCTAGCTGGATCAACATAATCAACTGTTATGCCTTCTGCCTTGTTAAAGCTAGTTTTAGTAGCAGCAATACCCAATACTACTAGATCTTGATTTATTCTTCTTCTAGTTAACTCGTATCTATTTCTGTCTAATGTGTTATTTATTAATTCTTCTTCAGCTATTTCTACAGACTGCTTGTAATCTAATTGCATGTGAAGCTCTAGTTCCTCTTGATTTTGAGGCATGTCTTTTGGATTCTCAGTAGAATATAAATTTAAACCCAAAGTTTCTTGTACATTATTTAAGTATTCTTGAGTTTCAATATCTCTTAATATTCTATTAGCATATTCTGTTCTAGATTTTAAAGACTGAGGATCTTGTGCATAAGCTTTTATTTCATAAAGCTTTTCAGACATTCCATTAACAACAATATCTACGAACTTAGGTATAACAGGAACTGGTTTCCAGTCTAAATTAAGATAAGATAAATCACCATTAATAGCTAGTTCGTCTTTATATTTTTGAACTGCTTGTTCGCCTCTAGCATATAGCCTTAAGTTTCTAAAATTATTAAAGTTAGTAGAGTATCTATTACCCATACCAGTTCTGGTTCCGCTAAACCACTCTCCCTCTATGGCTTTGCCAACCTGCATACCATAATCATAGCTTGACTTTACTTCATCAGGAACAACTTGATCTGGAAAAATACTATTACTATCAGTTACAACCATTTATTTAATTATTTGTGAAAAAATTCCTTCGTTATTATATCTTTTAATACCTAAATTAATATTTTTTTTAGCTCTTTCAGCAACTGGCTTATATAAGTTTTTGTTACAAGCCATAATAGCTAAACCTGAGCTTATTGAAGCATCGTGCTTTGTTCTATTGTTAATGTTGAACTTAGCCCAGTCTTCTAATGTTTTTTGAAAATACATATCACCATATCCCTCTTCACTTCTACCAACGTGGTTTTCTATGTAGCTTTCAATAGCAGCAGCGTGTGCTTGCTTAATGTCTTCACTTGAGTTAGGTATTCCACCTATTTCTTTTTCTGCTGGAGACAACTTATTCCATATCTTATCAGGCCTGTTCATACTAAAACCCCTGTAACCTCTACGCTTCAAATAATACAACAATCTTGGCTTGTTGTTTTCTGCTAATATTGGCATGCCGTAAAATACTAATGACATTAATATATCTTCAAAAAATATTTCAGCTGTTTGAGGTCTTGATATATATTCTAAAAAGAAATGATTAGGAGGCACATCTTCCATAGAAAACTTTGTTAATCCATGTAAAGACCCATTAGAGCCTTTACCATCAACAGTACCGCTAATATCGTAACTGTCACAGCCAAAAGCTCCAACGTGCTCGTTACCAGGACATCTTGTTCCATTCTTTAATATCACTCTATTTTGAAGATTTTTAGGTGGTATCCAAGAAATTAAAAATCTTCCGTTATTATTTGGTACAAAAATAACTGACGTATCTTTAATGCCATTTTGCCACTGAAAACTACCTTTTGTTACAGTGGTATTATTATTCATTTCTTCGTTGTAGTCTATTTGCTCGTAAATTTTAGTCAAGTTAAATAAACTATCTTTTGTCTCATCTCTAAAAGCATGCTGCTCTGTTCTTGGAAATTGTCTGTAATATTCGTTTAAACTGTCGCTATCTCCTTTTAATCCTTCAACTTCGTTTTCCCAGTGCTCGATAACTCCTGTTGTAATTTCATAGCCGTCAACTCCTTTGACTGAAGCTTCGCCTCTAACGAAGACAGGTAATCCATAAGCGTCGATGAATCCCTCATAGTTCCATTCCATAGGAATGAACAGGCTATAGAGCCCAGAAGCTGTTTGTCCGTTTCTATTTCTTTTAGTAACGTCTGAAGCGTAGTATAATTTTTTAAAGTTGTCTCCACCTTTATCTAAAGCATTTGAAGTTGAGCCCATCATACATTTACCTACAATTCTAGAACCAAGACGTAGTGTAGTTTTTGTAACTCTCCAGTTGTTTAATATATTATCAGGTCTTTCCCATTTACCACTTTCATCATGAGCTAGTAGCTTTAGCTTTTCACCATCATAAGAGTTATCACCTGTGTTTTTCCAGTCAATAGTTGTATCAAGTCCGTCTAGTTCTCTAAGCTGCTCATTCGATTCAAGCTTTCTTCTAGTAAGCTTGGATGCCGGAACCCTATATGCCAGCTCAGTCTTTGGCCTATCCATACCGTCTTGAATTGGCTTGAAGAAAAACGGATAATTAACGGATATTGGGACAACTTTATCTGTAAACATTTTTTTGGCATCTGCTCCAGATTTGGAAAGTATTCCAAACCTAGCATCGGAAGATATTGTAGCCTGGTTAACAAGCTCTGCGCTTGACATAAAAGAGAATCCAGATCGTCTGTTTTTGAGGTAGCACATGCCGTAACATCTTGCATCTGCTTTACATGCTTCCCAAAATATAAAGAAGAGTCTATTTGATTCTCTATAATCTGGTGCCCCAACGTCGATTTTTGACCATTGCAAGTACATGTAATGAGTGCCAGTAATGTAAGTATTAATACCATTATTGGAAAACCAATATCCTTGTTCTCTTCTCGTAAATTCATCATCAATATAATCGTACCATTTTTCTTTAAATTCAGCTGGATATTCTTCCCAGTCAAATCTACTTTTAATTCTTTTTAATTCTTTTGGATATTCTTGTTTTTCCCAATATTGCTCCGCTTTTTTTTCACTTCGTTTAAACGGTTCATCTGTTGCTGGTAAAGCAATCCTGAGATTCTGTATTTCAATGATTTGTCCAATTTTTCCAGTTTTACTTATTACTACAAAATCATAATCAGAATTATAACCATAATCCCATTTTTTAAATCTATTGTTTTTAGCTAATATCTTAGGATTTACAACGTCCTTAATTTCTTTCCAAAGAGTTTGTTCGTAACTCACTTACTTCTCCCTTCTGCAAAACCTTTAAAAGTTTTTTGTTCCTTTACTTCTTTAGGTTTTTCATTTAACATATCTTCCTCTTGTTGAATACGATTAAGTATTTCAAAAGCATCAAATATAGCTAGCTTCTTAGTTGCGGCAGCATTCTTCAATCTGTCAGCGCTTACATCATCGTCTGAGTCAACAATCTTTTCTTTTGCTACCTTAATAAGTTCCTCAACTGCTTTTTGCCCAGCTTGGATTATTTTCTTCTTCGTTTCCTTGGTATTCATGAGTTAAAGCTATATCATTAGATTTCATACAATAAAGTCGTTCACCTTCTATAATAAACTCAAACTCAGAGTTAGGTGTAAACGTAATAAGTGTTCCAGGTGTGATTCCTAGAGCTTCTAAGGACTTATTAGAATATTTTACTATTCCAATATTAGGTTGTTCTTTTCTGTTCTCTAAGACACTTTGGTTTTTTAGTGGTTTTACAAAGCAGTAATCTAAATGTGTTTTTAAATTATACATATAGATTTGCTCAGGCGCAACAAAATAAAGATCATCTTTGAAATGAGTTGAACTATTTCGTTCTTTGCCTTTTTGATCATACCATCTTCTAAATATATTATGATGAATATATAATTCATCTCCTATATTTATTTTAGTAGTATAAGCTGCAGGAGTCGAAACTACTACAGCTTTTTTACTAATA